TTTAACATAATATACATAATACGCAGTTGGCTAGGGCTTCTTGAGTAGGCATCATCCATAACGCTAATCCACCACAAGCCATTGAAACGCCTGACATATTAAGCCCGTTAAACTTTTTTGCTATGTTCTGCCAAGCCATCTGAGCCTTATGATTTTTGCTGCGGTCAGCGGCTAAGTACACTAAGACTTCTTCTTCAGACAAACCAATTCTTTCAGCAATAAAAAGTGCTTCAGTTTCAGTTAGATAGCGCTCACCATTTCTGATTTTACTAATCTTCTGGTTACTTATATTCAAATCGTGGGCAATTTGTTTGTCTTGTACGTAATTTTGAGCCTGTTTATAGGCATCTAATAATTTTTCTTGATACATGGTGACCCTCCATTTTCACTAAGTTTATATCACTAGACCCGATTTTGGGCGATTTACAAACCCGATATTTGTACACTATGATTATACGCAAATCGGGATTAACTCGTTTTGACTGTCTAGGTTTGGGCTGTTTGCCCTTGACGCTTATAGCTCGGCTTAGATGGTCACTCCAATTCTCAATAATCAGTCAAGGTGGTTGTTATGGTTAATGTTCTATTAGTTTCTGGGTGTCTACCTCGTTACTTTGCAGGCTTTGGTACCACAGCTAGCGGTAAACCTTTTGTGATCACTACAGCTCAACACTTTCACAGTAAGTTCCTTTCAGCTTCTGATGCTCACAGCATTGTTGAACACCTCAACGATTCTTGGCCTTTAGCTCAAGTCTCTTATGTTGTGGAGCGTTAATCATGAAATCAGTCCTTTCATTTTTGTCTAAATGTAAAGTTGAGCTTTCTATTTTCGTAGCTGCTTTTCTTTATTTTACTTTCCTCTTTGATGTCTCTGTTGATTTTGCCAAGTCTAAATTTTGTAGTTTCGAGGTTTCAAATGAAGCTTATTCCGAGATTGTTTCCGCTTCTCTTGAGTTTGATGAAATCAAAGTTCTGACAGCTAATTTGATGTCACATGATGGTCAAATTGATATTTGTGAAGCTTCAGAACTGCAACGTGCTTATGACGAATTAACTTCATCTAAAGCTAAATTGTTGGGGATGCTTTAATCATGGATTCAATCTACTTCGACAACGAACCCAATCACGGTATCAACGCCTATTTTCCTTGGGGTCATAACTTCTTTAAGACTCCGCGTGATTTCTTCCAGTTCATGGAAGCTCACTACGGCATGGTGTCATTTCAGGTTGTTGAAATCACAGATGAGAACTACCAAGAGCTTTTGGTTAAGGGTGTGTTCCATGCCATCTAAAAAGCCTCATAAGTTCCATGATGAAATTCGTCCGGTTCAAGTGGATCACTTAGCGTTTTCATTTTCTTACGGTTCGCTTAGACACTTAGATAGTTCTAACGAACAAGACTTTATCAACATGCAGTTTCCTGAGTTTAAAAAGCAAAGCGTTAACGGTCGCCTTAACTCACCAGAAGCAATTGAGAAATCAATCGAGTTACACCGTAACAAGTGTCGTAAGGTTTTGGCTGATAGGTTTGATGAGTTCATGTCTAAAGTCTTTAACTTCCGTATCTCTCCGATGCGTGGCCGTGGCTTGCATGGTTATGAGGATTCGATGGTGATTTACGATTCTACTGGAACGGTTGAATGTGGCTTGGTGGGTGTTGGCGGTAATAACGATACGGTTTACGTGCAAATCAATGGTACGGGTTGCGCTAAGTTGTTCGACTTCACCACACACAAACAGGTGCATTGGTGGTTGTCACTGTTGGGTATCACTCGCCTAGCCCGCTTAGATCTCTGCGTGGATGACTACACCGGAATCTTTGACTGTAAGTATGCTGAGAAATGTTTTTATGAGGGAGCATTTCGCACTGCTTCTCGTGGTCGTGGTCCGACAATGGTTCCTCATAAGCGCGTTTCACAATCCGGTGAGTTATCAGAGGAAGCCGTTCTTGTTGGCTCTCGTACCTCTGCAATCTACTGGCGTGTGTACAACAAGAAGTTTGAGCAAAACATCGCTGACCCTGAAGTGATTTGGTACCGCAATGAAGTGGAATTGAAGAAGTGCGATTTGGCACTACTCGCCTCGCCTGCTTCGGCCTTTGCTGGTCTGTGTGACTTTTCGGCCAGTATCGACCCTGCTGAACCAATGAAGATTGAGCTTAACAAAAAGAAAGCGGGTCTTGAGTTCTTCGCTCGTATTGCTTGGGTTCGTCGTCAATGTGGTAAGGCACTGTCTGAAGTTGTTGCTATGACTGATGGTGATTTGGGTGAAGCCTTTGGAATGCTCATTCCTACGCATCATAGACGCGCAAACTTTGAAACCTCGTTGGGTATTCCTGACGAATACACTAAACAGAAAATCGAAATTTTGGAGTCAAGAATATGCCTACAATAACTGGTATTGCTATCAAGCGTTTCCCTAAATCCAACATGGAATTTGCGGAATTGTCTGTCCTACGTGCTGTTGAAGAAGTCGACAACGAGAAGTTTCAGCAAACCGGAATTGGTTTCTCAACTGACATCCCATACAACAAACAAGCGTTAAAAATTGATGTGGCCTACGCTCGTCAGCTTATCCAATCTCGAGCTTTTGTTGCTAACCGTGACTATGAGTTGAGCTTTGGTGCTAACCCAAACGACCCTCTAGACATCTTGGTAAACAAGCTCGTTCCTGTCGATGAAGAAATCAAAAAGCATTTCGATAACTTCATGAAAGCTAAGTAATTAGGTCTAGGTGCTATGTCTATTTGCGTGACTGTTATTGATGGGGTTTTGCAACAATCGTCTGGTGATGTTTGTGAGTATGTCTTGGTCTCTAAAGAGCAGTTAACGCACTTGGTTGATGGTCAATTTGATTGGTCATTACTTGAATTCGACAAATCTTTGTATGAATTCGTTGTCGGCCAGAGCTTAGCTACCTTTGTTGGTGGTCATGTTCTAGGCCGTGTATTAAAACACTTTCGTTAATCCATTTAGGAAAATTATTATGTTGAAATTACGTCAATTGGTTAGCAATAAAATCCTTGTTGCTTCTGTCGCTGTTACTTCTGGCTCTGCGTTCGCTGAAGGTGCAAACGAAACCGCTATTACTGCTGCTGTCGAAGCGGGAAAATCAATGGTTAGTCTTACTACTTCTGGTGTGATTGGTATTGCTGCCCTTGGTTTCGGTCTAGGTATGGTTATTTCTTGGCTCCGTAAGTAATGATTATCTCTGTTGTTCTTGGCTCTTTAACGTGCGCCTCATTCCTTTATGGGGTTTACACCGGAGTCATAGCAGGTTGATTGATTGGGAGCTTCGGCTCCCTTTTTTAATTCGTATTTTCGTTTTTTAAGGGGGGTATTTTGAGCCGATTATTTTTCATATTTCTTTTTGTTTTTTCTACTTTTACTAATGCTCAAATGTATGAAGTGACATCTGATTTAACCATTTGTTATAAGACACAAGCGACCGTTGGTACTGTTTTAGATGCAGATAAGTTTCTGAGTAGTTTGCCTTCGTCTGTTTCTTGTACTTCTAAATCTTTACATTATGTGTTTCTTCAAGGTGGCGGTTCTTATTATCTTCAGGGTAAATATTATGGTGGTAATATCGGCGTTGCGGGCGGTACTGTTCGATTAGCTTCTTCTTGTCCTGTAGGTCAGGAGGTTAATCAAGAAACTGGTATATGTGAAACTCCTAATATTTGTGAGGCAATGGAAGGAAATGAACTCGGTACGGTTTCTTTTCCTGAAGGTACACGTGACGTTGTAAATATCTGTCGTAATTCTTGCCGTGCTAAGTCTGATCTGTTTTTCCCTGCCGCTAATCCTCCTTATGGTGTGTTTACTTACACGGGCGAATCATGTGACGGTTCGGAAAGTTCTGGTGGTGAAACTGACGGCGGTGAGACTGGCGGCGGTGAGACTGGCGGTGGTGAGACTGGCGGTGAGACTGGCGGTGAGACTGGCGGTGGTGAGACTGGCGGTGGTGAGACTGGTGGTGGCTCTACTAATGGTGATGGTTTAACAAAAGCTCAATTACAAGATACTCTTCAAAGTTTCTTTGGAAAATCAGATTCATTTACTGCGCCTGGTAATGGTGATGGTTATGTCGGTAATACGGTTCTGTCTAATTCCATTGGTTTAATAGAGGCTGAAGTTGAACAGCTAGAAAAAACGCTTGAAAGTACAATAAAACAATCCCCTTTAAAGCTTGGTCAGATGTCATTCTCTGACGGTTCATATGAGTCTACTACGTTCTCCTTGAGTCGATGGGATGTTGATGTCGGGTTCAATTTGTTCAGTTCTTTAGGCTCTGCCAATACTAATATGATTCGCACCGTTATCTTATTTCTTGCCACTCTACTTGCTGGCTTTATCTTGCTTTCTTCTGGTCGCTCTAAGGTATAAATCATGGAATATTTCTACAGCGCACTTGATTACATCGTTTCTGTCTTCGGCAGTATTTATGACTTCTTTGCAACCATACCGGACTTGTTTCTAGACTTGTTCACTTATGCCTGGTTCTGGTTCATTAAGCTTTATATCTACCTAAAAATCCAAATGTTAGAAATGGCCTATAGCGTTGCTTCTTTGCTGCTTTCTGAGTATGAGGTTTACACGGTGTTGAACATGGCCTTTAACAAGCTTCCCTCAGATTTGCGTTTTGCCTGTTACCAGTTCGGCATTGTTGATTCAGTTCGAATTGTTGTTGATGCGTTTGCTACGGCATTTGTACTTAGAATTATGGGGTGGTGATATGGCTGTTTCCTTTCGTCATGGCTCTAACGGGGCTTATAAAACTGCTTATGTTACATGGTTCGAAATCCTCCCTGCTTTGCGTGAGGGTCGTATCGTTGTCACGAATATTGAGGGCTTGAAACCTAAAGAATCTATCGAAGAATTGTTAGGTGAAAAGTTTCCAGATTCAGCACGACTGATTAGGATCTTTACACGATCTTCTGAGGGTGTGATGCTTTGGCAAAACTGGTTTAACTGGATGCCTATTGGTGCATTCATTGTTATTGATGAATGTCAGGATTTGTATTGTCCTGAAGCCGGGTTTAAACGTGAGAAGTTTCTACAAAAACCGTTTGCAGACTTTGTAAATTACCTGCCTAAAGACTTTTCAGAACTGTTCTATTCTCGTTGGCTTCCGGTTGACCCTGATTCGTTTGAGGTGGGTGACGTTGATGATTGTGAACGAACTCAACTCGATGAAAATAACAGACTGCTCTACCCGTTCGATTTCTATGGTGCTTTCATGCGACATAGAAAATACCAATGGGATATTGTCATGCTTACACCTGATTACACTGCAATCCCCACTTGGTTAAAAGGGTGTGCCGGTGAAGCTTATTCTCACCGTTCAACGGATACGTTTTTTCGAAGTCGTAAACCTAGAATTTTTAATCATCCGCCTAAATCCACTAAGACGGCTCCTTCTACTAAGGCCGATATGGCCAGTAGTACAACCAAGAAAATTCCTGTCGATGTCTTCGCGCTTTATCAGTCGACAGGAACCGGAGGCTTTAACGCCACTAAGTCTGATATTTCAATTTTGAAATCTCCAAAATTCATTCTTGCGATCCTTATCGGTATCGCGGCCGTTGGCAAATTTCTATGGGATTTATCTTATGTACTATCTGATTCTGATGTGGGTGAAGTTCAAACGGTTGATGCGGCAGCTGCCGTTCCCAACTCGCCTACTCTATCCAATTCGGTTAACGTTCCAGTATCTGAAAATGTTCCTATCCAAGGTGGGGAAAGTTCTGTTCGGGTGGTTCCTAGCAATGTTGCTTCTCAAGCTTCTGTTGAAAGTCTTCCTGATGCTGTGAATCCTTTCTTTGATGCTTTTCCTGTATTCAACGGTTCTACAGCGGTCTATCTTACGTCAGTAAATAGAACGGTTTATCCAAAGGGGTTTGGTGAGTATTCTGATTTTGTTTTTAGGATAGATAAAGGTGTCGACACCTTTTATATACGCTCTGCTGTGTTGAATCGCTACGGCTACCGCTTCGAATTGATTGATGATTGCTTGATTCAAGTGCGCTCTAAATCAGTATCAAGGGTCTTAACGTGTCCACCTACATCGAGTGGTGTTGCTATCGCTTCTGAAAGCAACGATTTGATGAGTGGTAGAGTTGAGGACGTTCAAAGGTCTGTCGACATCTTCAGCATGTGACGAATAACATACTTGAACGGTGGTATGTCAAAAAATGACATACTCGCCCCGCAGGGATAAGAGAGTGCGGAGCGCGAACGAGGCACCGAGCCACACTGTAGAGGTTATTAGTACGTTGACCTCAACTGGCGAGTGTTTCTAACTGACCATGCTCAATCTAAGTAGCGCCAAGCCTCCTCCTGCCAGAATCGCCCTTTCAGAGCCTCACAATATTAGTGGGGCTTTTTGCTACTGCAACCCACCTTACTATCAACTCTTTCTATTCTGCTCACAGCTTCGCGTGAGTCGTGAGAGCTGAACAGCGAGCGCGACGCTGTGGGCAGCAACCCCCGTGTTGTATCACGGGGGTAAATTCGACCTATCTATCAACAATCGCTAAACTCAAATACACAATCAATTAATTCATACAGTTAGTTGTGGTAATATCCAATCAAGCACTTATAACCTCACTATATCTGGTGACACTATCGTGATAGCAATAGAAACAATAACTAGAAAAATGGCACAAGGGAGAACCAATCCATACTTGTGCAAAGGTGATGATGGTAAGCAATATGTAGTAAAAGGCAGTAGCGCAACATGTGCTGGACTTGTAAAAGAGTGGATTGTTGCCCATTTAGCAAAAGACTTTGGCTTACCTATCCCTGACTTTAAGGTTGCTTGGCTTGACCATGACCTTGTTGAGTTTGGGACATTTGGCTTAGAAGCAGGTTATTGTTTCGCGTCACTATACATGCCAAACCTCCAAGAAATAACCTACAATCAAGTTAAGGGTGTACATAACCAATTACTACGAGATTTATTTATTTTTGACTATTGGATAAAAAATAATGACCGGAATCTAACTAGTAGTGGCGGAAACCCCAACTTTTTCTTAGAGCAACGGACTAGAGACACCTGTGTTGTTGATCATAATTTAGCGTTTGCTGATGATTTTAAAGCAGAAGAGCATGTAACTGAGCATGTTTGTTGTGATTACTGGAAAGGTTTAGATCTAGTCGATAGAGAAATCTATACACAAAAATTTCAAGACGCTCTAGAAGGTATCGATGCAATCATCAGCAAGATTCCAGATGAGTGGTTAGAGTTGTATTCTAAAGATACTATTCATCATGAAATTACGTTAGTATTGCTACAATTTCTAGATGAGCCATTTTGGGAGGACATATCATGAAAATAGCATTACAATTCGCGATTGTTCGCTTTATGCCATTCGCAGAAACATCAGAGTTTGCCAATGTTGGTATCCTTGCGTTTGCTCCAAAAACAGGTTTTGTTGGTTATAAGCTAGCCCCTGCACGCTTTAAAAGAGTTACAGACTTTTTTGATGACCTTGAAGGACAGCTTTATAAGCAAGCTATAGCTAATTTTGAAGATGAACTTTGCTATGTTCAAAATTACGCCAACAATATTAGCGGACAAGAGCTCGTTGATATAATGCAAGAAGTAACAAGAACTCGAGAAGGCTTGATGACCTTTGGTGATCTTAGTGTAATGATGGCCGAAGATGCTGAGCTTGCCGTAGAGCAGTTATTTGACCGCTTTATTGGTAGAGATTTCAAAGACACAAAAGAATACCGTGAACAGCAGATGGTTAGAGTATTACGGAAAGAGTTGATTAGTAATTTAACTGTTCGTTATAAAGAGCAAAGCCTTAATACTGGATTCAGCCAATTTAAAATGCCTTTAGTTGCTAAAGAAGCAGATGTCATTAAAGCTATAAAGCCTTTGGCATTCGACCAAAAAACTCCATTAGCACTTGTTGATCATGGAGACCGTTGGATTTCTCGAGTAAAACACTTATTACAAGCTCGAACTGTCCAACAAGATGATTTTTTGTTTACGATTGAAGAACCAAGAAGCAGAAAAGATGAGTTTTTAACTGCTTTTGAGACTGTTCACAATGGTATGAAAGAACTTGGTGTTAAGGTTCTTCCTTACAAGAACAAACAAGAGATACTGAAATTTGCAGAGTTCGATGTCGAACATATGATTGATGATTTTCAATTAGTAACAAATTGACCTGAGAGGCTACTTAACAGTAGCCTTTTTTTTATCTAACCTTCAAGACCACTCTGCTTGATAATTCCATAAATTAAAAAAGCCGAACTCAATAAGTACGGCTTTGTTCTCTTTAAGGTGACCCAAAAGGAGAAGTGGCTAATACACAAACAAGATACCTTCCCGCACAGTTTGATGCAGCTAAACGACTACAGCTCATCACAGAAAAGCTCGTCAATTAATGATATTTCGCTCTAACTTCAGCAATTTTCTTACTATATTCCCTTTCGATTCTTCTAATCTCAATATCTCGTTGCCTCTTAAGCTGCATAATTTCTCGATTTAGCAGAGAGTAAGAATCACTTTGATAAATGAGATCACAACGACTGCTCACTTCGTCAATAGCATGACTCGAACCACTCAAATTAAACGCATGTTCGTAAACCTTGTTACCGTACTTAAATGCCCGTAAATGTACATTGCTCCCTGCTTTTAGCTCTTTCATTAAGCCTTTACTCGGTTTTTGAATGAAAACAAATTTGCTGTTTGAGTTAGACATTACGGCTTCTAAGTTATGTACCTTGCCTCTATCAACCCTAAGTTTTACATTTAACTTACTGTTAGGCCCTGCAATATAACTCCCTGTATCTTTGTTTCCGAATACAACATACATTTCGTTAGATCGTCTTGCAGAATCACACCTAAAACCAAACTGTGCATTACCCGAATAAGTTTTTTGTACATACACCTGTTTATCACTAATGGGATCAACATAGGAGTTAGGGAAAAACTTTGCGTGAGCAGTAACAGAAGTCATTAGAATCAATGAGAGGAGCATTGAATTTTTCATAAACAATACCTATCCAAAAAATAAACCCATACTCTACACGAATCTATAGCCGTTTTTTTAAGGCAATTAACATCTTGTAATGGCGAACTCAATTTTACTCATTATTATTGATAATTATAATAAAATCATAAGATTAAAGATAAATCGGATTAGACTCAACTGAGTTTTTCTAAGTGCTATTTTTTAATATTCGCTATCGCCCTAGCTAATCCAAGTAGATGAGTTGACGTTTTAATCTCTAATTCAGATTGAATTCCCAAGAGTGCAATCCCTGCTAATATTTGTTGTGGCCTCACGACTTGGCCTGTTGGCAACTCCATACTGTCGTATAACATTTTGAACTGTTCCCAATCATCACTGACGCTTAGTTCCCTACCTTTAGCCATCCTCATAAGTCTTTTGCACTCGGGAGGTATTGGATTCCCCTCATCCCAACCTGTGACAGTTCTCACAGTTTTAAAACACAGTTCAGCGACTTCTTCCTTGGTCATTTGGCATTCTAACTCTCGAAAAATGTAATTCTTACTCATTTCGCGATACTTCAATGATAAAACCTCTAAATACAAGAGGTTGCACTGAATTTATAAGATATGCACCATTAAACATAATCAGACATAATACGCACTGAGCTTGTAAGCGCAAAGTTAAAATGTCCCTTTAGCTCATCACCACTAGGCTTAATTGATATTGGTAAACGCTATGGACATAACAAC